AGGCTATCGCTGGTTCTGGGAAACTTTCGGATCTGATCAGGCAAAAGAAAAAGATGACAGAAAGTTAATAAGAATGAAAACAACAGACAATCCACACTTGCCTGCTGATTTTATTGATAGGATGAGACAGAACTATGACCCCAATCTTCTCAAGGCGTACCTTGAAGGGCAGTTCATATCTTTAACAACTGGCGCTGTCTTTGACCGCTTCGACAGAGAAAAACATATAACGACAGACATTCCAAATTACTCAGATGAAATTATTCGTTTGGGAATTGACTTCAACATTGGCAAGATGTCTTGCGTTTGCGCCGTGATTAGAGATAACAAACTTTATATTTTTGATGAGATCCGCGCACATGATACAGACCAACTCGCAAAAGAAATCAAATCAAGATTTCCTCAGAATAGACTCTACGGATATCCAGATTCTTCAGGCGGAGCAAGATCAACAAATGCTTCTAAAACCGACATCCAGATTCTTGAAAGTTACAACATATCCAATCAATCAGGCGCGTCTAATCCATCCATTAAAGACAGCGTTAATAATGTTCAGCGTTTGCTTTGTAATGGTAAAGAAGAAGTTAATCTTTTTGTTCATCCACGCGCAAAGAATGTTATCGAATCTTTGGAGCTTCAATCTTATACAGAATCAGGCGAACCAGAAAAAACAGGATTAGATCATTTCTCTGATTGCGTCCGATACCTTTGTTGGCGTTGCTTCAATCCCTTACATTTGGGGGCAGGGCGCAAAACAGGGATTAGAATATATTAAAAAGTGTATTACTATTAAATTAAGTTAGGGGTCAACCGTGTATTCATCTTTTAATCATTACGAAAGAGACAGAGCAAGTAAGGCAGTTGAGGTTCAAGACCCTAGCAATGCTTATGTAAATATGGAGCCTAATTGGATATTGATTGAAGATTTAATAACAGGAACATATGGGATAAGAAAAAGACATCGAAAATATCTCCCCCAGATGCCGCGCGAACAGGACGAAAGTTATGACAACAGATTAGCAACTTCAGTTCTTGCGCCTTTGTATATCAGAATTGAAAGATTGCTTGCGGGTATGCTTACTCGGAAGCCTGTTCGATTAAATGAAGTTTCTGAACGTGTAACCGAAGATTTATTTGACGTCAACTTACAAGGTGACGATCTGACAAGCTGGACGTTTGAAACATCGAAAATAATGTTGCGTTATGGTCATGTTGGGGTTTTGGTTGATGCACCGACAGGCGGAACTGGTCGCCCTTATTGGATTACATACAGCCCGCGAGAAATTCTTGGTTGGCGTACAGAACTTGTTGACGGTCAACAAAAATTAACTCAATTACGTTTGCTTGAAAAAGTAACTGTTCCCGATGGTGATTATGGTGAAAAAGAAGTTGATCAGGTGCGATTACTAACGCCGGGCGCTTTTGAAGTTCACCAAAAGGGTAAACAGGGAAAATATGTAAAAGTAGATGAAGGAACAACTTCTTTGGATTACATACCATTTGCGATTGCTTACGCAAACAAAGTTGGCTTTTTAGAATCGCGCCCACCGATGCAAGATATTGCAGAATTGAATTTATTGCACTTTCAAAAAAGTTCTGACTTTGATAATCAATTAAGAATTTCTGCTGTTCCGATGCTTTGTTTGTTTGGATTTCCGCAGGCATCAGAAGAAGTAAGTGCGGGGCCGGGTGAAGCAATTGCATTTCCTGAAGGAGCGCGGGCGGAGTTTGTAGAGATCAAGGGGCAGTCGTTTCAATATCAAAGCGAAAGAATAAAAGACATCGAAGCACAAATAAATAATCTTGCGTTAGCTGCAATACTCGGTCAAAAGCTAGGAGCCGAAACAGCCGCATCGAAAGAAATAGACAGGAGCCAAGGCGATTCAACTTTAAAAATTGTTGCTCAACAATTACAAGACATGGTTGATAATTGTTTGATGTTTCATGCAAATTATTTAAATATTTCTGAAGTAGGTAATTCTTTTATAAACAGAGATTTCCTTGGAACAAAATTAGCACCGCAAGAGATTCAAGCAATGCAAGGGCTTTGGGCTTCTGGCGCTATATCTCAGGAAACATTATTGAAACAGTTGGCAGAAGGTGAGATTCTCGGCGATGATTTCGATGTAGAAATGGAAATTGAATCGACACAGATGGGAGATATGCCAGACGAAGAACCGACACCGCCAGCAGAACCAGACGAACAAACAGAAGATCCAGAAGATGACGATTAATGACACAAACGCCGTTAAGGGTTCCGACTGACGTTGCCGAACTCGGCGCTTCTATTCCATACCCCGATCTTATTCCTGAAGAATATTTTCGTAATAGTTTAGATTTAAACAGATTTTCAAATAAGGTTTCGCGTGAAATCGTCCAATCTTATAATCGGATCATAGTGCGGGCAGTTGATAAATTAGAAGCAATAGAACGGCTTCCGTTAGCCAATCAACCGAAATATACGGCGGCACGTTTACGTTCTTTGTTATTACAGACAAAGGCAAGTTTGAAAAAGTGGGATGTCAAATCGACAAGAGATATGCAACTTGTTTCGGAAGGTGTTGCCAAGATACAAGCGGAATTCGCAACGGCGCAGATGGAGAAAGCATTGCCCGCTGGAATTCGTTCATCAATCAGGACTGTTGAAGTAACACCCGCATTTGCAAAAGCTGTTGTTAATACAAGCGCAAGTGAATTTAATTTGCAGATATTAAGTGATTCATTAAATACAATTGCAGGCGGGGCAGGAGTTAAGTTTTCGTTAACAGCAAAAGAAGGCGCGTTGATTAGATTGCCTAATGGTGATTCTATAAAGAAATCATTTCGCGGTATTACAAACAAAAGCGCGGAGAAATTAGGGCGAGAGATCCGTGACGGATTATTGGCAGGCGATACAACGCAACAAATAAGATCAAGGTTAATTGGGTCTTTGCGTTTTAATTCAAAAGGTAGTGTCAGGCAAATAGCAATGGCAGGCGGCAACGCAACAAAAGCTGCAAATTATCAAATAATGACTCTTGTTCGTACTTCTTTAAATCAAGTAAGCAATGTCGCATCACAGCAAGTTTATAAAGCAAATCCAGACGCCACAAAAAAATACAGATATTTAGCAACCTTGGACAGCAGAACAAGTTCGCGTTGTCGTTTGTTAGATCAACAAGTCTTTGAATATGGAAAAGGGCCGGAGCCGCCACAGCATTTCAATTGTCGATCAAGAACAGTCGCCGAAATTGATTATGACAATTTAAGCCGTGTTTTTGGTCGTAAGATCGAAGCGCCCAGACGTAGAGGATTCAGGCCATCAGAAAGCGGTTTAGTGCCTGCTGGCGAGAGCTACGGAACTTGGTTATCTAAACAATCGACTTCAATCAAAGCAAAAGCACTCGGCGAAAAAAAAGTCAGATTCTTTGATAAATTATCAAAAAAATATGGTGGTGATCAGGCAATAAGAAAATTTGTTTCTGTTGATGGGTCAGAAAAAAGTCTTGCGCAGTTACAAGCGGCCTATGGAAAAAATGCAGATAAAATTAAAATTATTCCTGATATTGTAAAAGAAAGAAAAGGCGCGGAACTTTCTTGGCAAAGATATTCAAATGGATCACTTGCAGAAAAAGCGGAGCCATCAAACCTTACGAAGTGGACGCCAGAACGTCAGGAATTGCATCGAAGAATTATTGAAGATGTTATTGCGGAGAATAACCCGAAAGCGCAGAAGAACCCGATCTTCTTTATGACAGGCGGCGGGTCGGCTTCTGGTAAATCAATCATGTTGAAAAAGTCACCATTGCCAAAAGGGACAGTAATTATTGACGCTGATGAAATCAAGAAACGATTACCAGAATTTAATGCGATGAAGGCAAAGGGCGGAAAGATTGCAGAAAACGCCGCAAACTATGTTCACGAAGAATCAAGTTGGATTTCTAAGTTGATACAAAGAGAATCAGCACAACGAAGGTATCACACAATGCTTGATGGAACAGGCGATGGAAGCGTTGAGAGTTTGACAAAGAAAATTAAATTAATGACAGATCGGGGAATGACAGTTCGAGCTAAATA